AAAGACATGGATCAACTAAGCGTTAATGTTTGGATTTGTAATGGTCAGGTCTTACGTTTAGTAATGAATCCTTTTACTCCTGCTTACATTCCTTACTTCTCCGCCCCTTATGAAGTTAACCCTTACTCTTTGTTTGGTGTAGGGCTAGCAGAAAACATGGAAGATACGCAGATGCTTATGAATGGCTTTATGCGTATGGCAGTAGATAATGCTGCACTGTCAGGTAACCTACTAATTGAAGTGGATGAAAACAACTTAGTTCCCGGACAAGACCTTGCTGTGTATCCCGGTAAGATATTCCGTAGAGCTGCTGGTGCGCCGGGACAAGCTATCTTTGGTACTAAGTTTCCTAATGTATCCACAGAAAACATGATGATGTTTGATAAGGCCCGTGTATTAGCAGACGAGAGTACAGGCTTTCCTAGCTTTGCTCATGGTCAGACAGGAGTTTCAGGTGTCGGACGTACAGCTTCTGGCATTAGTATGCTTATGTCTGCTGCTAATGGTTCTATACGAAACGTAGTAAAAAACTTAGATGACTACTTGTTAGCTCCACTAGGTAAAGCATTCTTTAATTTTAATATGCAGTTTAACTTTGACCCTGATATCAAAGGTGACTTAGAAGTTAAAGCTCGTGGAACAGAAAGCCTAATGGCTACAGAGGTACGTAGTCAAAGACTTATGCAGTTTTTACAAGTGGTACAAAACCCAGCCCTTGCTCCGTTTGCTAGAATGGATTACATTGTCAGAGAGATTGCCAAGTCTATGGATCTTGATCCAGACAAGGTTGGTAACAACATGGCAGAGGCTGCAGTACAAGCCGAGATACTAAAAGAGTTTATGGCTCAGAAAGCACCACCACCCTCTCCACAGGGAGTCCCACAGCAGGGAGGCCCACAGAAGCCACCAGCAGGCACAGGAGTAATGGACCCTACAGGGGCTGGGGGTGGTACTATAGGAACAGGGATGGCCCCTCCACCAGGCGCTCCGGGCTTCTCAGCTAATACTGGTGAAGGTCAACAAGAATGAAGCCATTTGTAAACAACCCAGAGCTTTGGGAACCTTTTGTCGAAGAGATGGAAAATAGGCTACAGAGTAATTATAAATATCTAGCAGCTTCTCAGGACATGAATCAGATGCTACGATATCAAGGTAGGATAGCTGTACTTAAAGAAATGATAGAACTTAGGAATTACGTAAATGGAATCTAAGACAGGTCTTATGTCAAGGGACAGCTCTGAAGGATTAGATGCTAAAGAGCTAGCTTCTTTAAGTGATGTACGTGAAGAGGCTATTGCTACTCAAGCGGCTACTGAACCTAAGCTACCTGAGCCTAAACCTGAACCTAAACCTGAACCTAAACATCATTTATCTAATGTACCTTTTACGCAATGGCCTCTGGGTGCAGCACCTTCAGATCGTCAAATAGGTGAAGATGATGCAGGTAATCCTTTATTTAAAATGCAATTTAGTGATAGGACTTACATTGTTGAACTAGATCCAGACCAAAGAACACAGAGACAAAAATTAAAAGATGCTGTAGTTACAGGAAAACAAGCTATAACTAATTACTTGCAAGGTGATGACTACATTCCCAGTGCAAGTGAGGTTGCAGAGTTTGGTAAAGCAATTGCTGTTGGTGCTTATGAAACCCTTGAAGGTGCAATGTCAGGCGAAGGAACATATGGCGATGTGTTTGATATGGCCCCTACTATGGCTGTAGTTGGTATGGGATTTAAAGTCCCTAAAGGAGCTTTACGAACCTTTGGTGGCAAAGGCATGGATCTAGACGATGACCAAACTTCTAGATTTGCAGATGCCCGTTCTAAATTTAAAGAGGCTTTAAATACAGTAGATGTTAATGATCCTGCTGCATTCTACGATCTTAACAAAAAGATTTGGAAAGAAACAGGTTGGTTTATTAATCCTAAAGATAGACAGTGGCGTTATGAAATAGATGACAAACCAGCTACTATAAGCTTTGATAATCTTGCCAGTGACAGAAACATAACTACTAAAGAATTAATAAGTGACCTTAAGATGGGAGTATTTGCATCTGGTAACACTACAGTAAAACTTTCAGAACTCTTTAATCATCAAAAGTTATTTGAAAGATATCCACACTTAAAAGATATGGATGTACGATTTTATCAAACAGATACTGGTGAACTAGGAAGTCAAAGTCCGGGTCAGAATAAAATTAATATTAATACTAAAGTTGCAGATATTAATAATATACCTGAATTAAAATCTATAATTCTTCATGAGATACAACACGGCATTCAAGATTATGAAGGATTTAATATCGGTGCTAACAATGACTTTATTCCTGATGAAGTTACTAAAGATCTTGTAGATAAAGTAGATACAACGCGTCGTGATCTAACAATGAAACGAATAAGTATTTTAACTAGATTACAACCAAGATTAAGAGAGTTTTTTGATTATCTTCCTAAAGATAGTAAGCCAAATTTTTCTAAAGAAATAAATAAAGTTTTTAGTGATGTAAGAAAAAATGACGTTCCACCTAAAGAAATAAATAAAAGGATAGAAGAAGCTACAAGAACTTTTATGGAAAACTACGGTATCCGAGACTATGGTAAAATAGGTGAAGATCTTTTAAAACTTTCAGAAATTACAAAAGAAGATTATGCTGCTCAATATCTTACTAGGGATATGGAATTTAAATTCTATAGAGGTGCAGGGGGAGAAATAGAATCTAGACTTGTAGAAGCAAGACAATACTTAGGTAGTAACACAATATTTCCATTAGATCAAGAGCAACTTATGCTAAAGAGAGAAGGATCTAGTCTTGAATATGAGGGTAAAGTAGATAAAGCAGGTGACTCTCTTTACAGAGTTAGATCCCCTAAACTAGGGGAGTCAGATGTTTATTTTGACCCTCTAGAAGATAGAAATACAATTATGCAAAGGGTTTATAAGGAAGAGGGTAAAGATCCAAACAAAGTAGATGGAGACGTTATTAATAAAACAAATGAAATCTATGTAAAAAATATAATTAAAGGCTATCCAGAGTTAAAAAAAATAATTAATCTAAAAGAAAACGACAAAGTAATGATAGATGGAAATGAGTATGAATTTCAAAAGTTTACGGTTAGTCGGGAATCAAAAAAGTTTTTACCAGAAACAGGTGAAATAATACAAAGACCTCAAGCTAAGGGACAACTTCTTAGGGATGTAATAGTTCCCCGATTATCTCTTATAGCCACAGACAGTAGTCTACCTCCAGAGGTAAGATTTTTAATACCGTCTTTAGCAGAGTTTTTACAAAAGACAGATTTAGTTAATAAACCTTTTGATATACAAAAACTAAGTAAGCCACCCAAATCTAAAAAGTCTATTGTAGGTCAAATGAAAAGTTTGTTTGGGTATGATGAGGGTGGTCTAGTAGATACTGGAAAAGGAACAGAGCAGTGAAGAATATAAAAGAACAAATGAACTTGTTTAAGTATGGTGGTCTTAAGGATGATGGTAGGAATAAAGATCCTGTATCTGGTAACAATGTTCCTTCTGGTTCTATGGCTAAAGAAGTACGAGATAATCTTCCTGCCATGCTTTCTGAAGGAGAGTATGTAGTTCCTGCTGATGTGGTTAGATACTTTGGTGTAAATTATTTTGAAGACCTACGTAATAAAGCAAAATTAGGCTTGACTAATATGGAAAAAGATGGTAGGATAGGTGGTGAACCAATTGATAAACCTATTATGGCTAGTCAAGGCGCACTAACTACTGCCTCTGTAACTAATCCAAATCGATATACTGGTGAGTTTAGCTTTGAAAGACCGGGAGCAGGATCTTATAAAGACGATAGTTATGAAGCACCAAGTCCTACTACCTGTGCTGCAAAAGGTAAGACATACGATCCTATTCTAAGAGTCTGTGTAACCTCTGCTGTACAACCACCAGTTAATATACCAACCCCTGTTACTTCTATTAATACAGAGGATGATGGAGGTAATGGCTCAGATGATCCACCAACGACTATTAGTCGTCCTTGGTATGAAAAAGCAGACTGGCAATCCCCTAAATCAACAGTAGATGAAATATTTGATTACATTGATCCAACTGGCTTTGGTCTAGTGGGTAGTGTTATAGGTGCAACTCAAGGAACTATTGCACTGTCTCAAGCTAGGGCTATGAAAAATATTTATGAAGCTATGGGTAGCGATTTTGGAAAAAGTTCTGCTGAAATAATACAAGAGAGAATTAATGAACAATTAAGTAGTAAGCAAGGACTAAAAGATGTTGATAGGGCATTTGATAAAACTTTTGGTACAGATGGTGATATAAGAACTATTAAAGCTTTAGAAGCTGCAGGTGTAACTGTAGATAAAAGTCTTAGAGATCTTGATCTTGATGCCTTTTTAATGGACTTAGGTGGAGAAGATCGACTTAAATTAAGAGAAAAGTATGGGACGTACACTGACGAAAAGACAGAAGAAAAATATAAAGACGATCCACAGTTCCAAAAGCATGGTATACCAACACCTGTGGATAGAACAGATGAAGAAAAAGCAAAAGTAAAAGATGAAATGGGAGACGAAATTTATAGTACTGCTAAAGTAAGTACGGGGGGTGGACCAGACATTAGTTTAAGACCCAAACTTAGAGGTGATGATTAGCAGCAGAGCCGCAACAACAACGAATGCCTACTCCTCCGGAACTAGGAATGAGACGACCCCAATAAGGCTACTCAGCTAAGGCTGACCCCAACATAAGGAAAAAAATATGCCTGAACTACAAACTATGGAATCACCAAAAACTGCAGGATTTGTAAATCCTAATCACAATAACAGAAATCGTAAACGTATAGAAGAAGAAGAAAAAGAAATTGAGAGTCTTCTTAAAGGAAAGGAAGAGGAAGAAGAAAAGGTAGAAGCTAAAGAAGAAGAGACTGAAGAAACACCAGCATCTCCAGAGGAGCGAACCTTTAAAAAACGCTATGGTGATTTACGTAGACACACTCAGCAAAAAGAAAAAGAGTGGGAAGAAAAATTTGCTAAACTAGAAAAGCTTGCAAAGCAAGAAGGTATTGTACCCCCTAAGTCAGATGAAGATCTAGAGGCTTGGATGAAAGAATACCCTGATGTTGCAGGTTTTGTACAAGCTACTGCAGCTAAACAAGCTCAAGAGATGTTTGATAAAGCTAATATCCGTATTGAAGAGCTTGATAACGAACGTACAGAACTTAAACGTACTAGTGCTGAGTCTGTAATTAGAAAGACACATTCAGACTTTGATGACCTACGAGCAGCAGATGATTTTCATAACTGGGCAGATGCACAACCTAAGTGGGTTAAGGATGCTTTGTATGAAAACTCAGATGATCCACAATCTGTTATCCGAGTAATTGATCTTTATAAAATGGATAAAGGTCTTACCCCTGCAGATAAGAAAAAGAAAACTAAAGATGCTGCTAAGACAGTGGCTAAGAATAATAAGACTGAAGTAGATGTAGAAGATGTTTCTAACTCAATCCGAGAATCAGAAGTAGCTCGCATGTCTGCTAAAGAGTTTGAAGAACGATCAGATGAAATTAACGCTGCATTACGTAGCGGTAAATTTATTTATGATATATCTGGCTCTGCTAGGTAAATTAACTATTGACAAATAAAAAATCAATAGTATAACTAGGGGATATAACAAAAGCCTCATCTAAGATGACTACCTTTTGTATTACATACCCCACACATATTGAAGTCAAACTTAATATGAGAACACCTGTTTTGAATAGGCCCAAGTATTATTAATAGCGCAAATTAATCTTAACTTGCACCCTAAGATGTAACAGCCTCTTACTATAATGTTTAACTTAGAAAGCCTAAACTTTTTATAGGAGGATTAAACATGGCTTTTTCAACCGCATCAGGTTATGGGAATCTACCAAACGGTAATTTCAGTCCCATAATCTATTCTAAAAAAGTACAGCTTGCTTTCCGCAAGTCTGCTACTGTAGGTGATATTACCAATAGTGATTATTTTGGTGAGATCGCTGCACAAGGTGATACAGTACGTATTATTAAAGAACCAGAAATCTCTGTTCAAGCTTATACACGCGGCACAAATGTTACCGCACAAGATCTTGACGATGAAGATTTTACACTGGTAGTTGACAAGAGCAACTACTTTGCTTTTAAAATGGATGATATCGAAGAGGCTCACAGCCACGTTAATTTCATGGATTTAGCAACAGACCGTGCAGCTTACCGTTTGGCTGATCAGTATGACCAAGAAGTTCTTGGCTACTTGTCAGGTTTTAAACAATCAGCTTTGCATGGAAAACCAGATACAGCTAACACTACTGCAAGTGGTGAAAAAGCCGTATCATCTGCTGGTTCAGACGAATTGCTTTCAAGCATGAAACTGAAAAAAGGTGACTTTGGTAACATTACAACAAGCTCTGCAGGGGAACATTCTATCCCGCTTACTGCACGTATGCCCGGTGCCACTTCACTTCCAACTGCAACTGCTTCCCCTGCTATGGTTGTAGCACGTATGAAGCGTTTGCTTGATCAACAGCAAGTTGACACTCAAGGGCGTTGGCTTGTAATTGACCCAGTATTTATGGAACTGCTTTCCGATGAGGACAGCCGCTTTATGAATGGGGACTATGGTGATTCCGGTGGACTTCGCAATGGTCTGGTTATTAATAACTTCCACGGTTTCCGTATGTATGTATCCTCTAACCTGCCAGCGGTAGGTACAGGACCAGGTACATCCGGTTCAAGCAATCAAAATGCTAACTTCGGTGTTATTGTTGCTGGTCATGATTCTGCTGTAGCAACTGCAGAGCAGATCAACAAGACAGAAACATATCGTGACCCTGACAGCTTTGCTGACATTGTTCGTGGTATGCATCTATACGGTCGCAAGATCCTTCGTCCAGAAGCTCTTGTAACCGCTAAGTATAACGCAGCATAAGGGGGGATTTAATTATGGCTACTATTACTATGTCCACTAACTCTGCTTCTACTTCTAATAACGGTGGAACAGGGAATAAGAAACTCCGTGGTGCCCTTACTGTTTTGCAAAACGACATTGATATGGCGGATGCAATTCTACAGAATGGTGGAACTGCTCTAGCAGCAAATGATATCATTCAAGCTATTGCTGTACCTGCAAACACTATGGTCCTACACGCAGGATTTAAAGTGGTTACAGCAATGGAGGGTACTACTACCGACTCTGCTTTGCATATTGGTATCACAGGAACAGATGTAGACATTTTTGCTGCATCGTTTGACTATGATGGTGCATCTGTTGGTGATCACACACCAGCAATTACATCTTCAGGTGTCTGTGGTAACTTGCCAGTATTCACTGCAGCAGCAGATACACTTGATGTAGAAATTCATGCATCTAGTGGTACTATTACTGGTGGTATTATTCGTGTGTACGCAGTTTGTGTTATCATGGATGATATTTCACAGTCAGGTTCTGCGAATGAAGTTGACCGTGACCTTTTGGCATAAGTCAATAACTTTTGGGGCTGGTTACGTACTGGCCCCATTAGTGTATCAAACATATACTACAAAAAACTCTTGGGGTAAACATGGCTCTTACTTTCCTTTCATTAACTAATAGTACCATTACTCGTATGAATGAAGTAGAGCTTACCTCTAGTAACTTTACTGGATCAAGAGGTGTACAAACACAGTGTAAAGCTGCTGTTAATGAAGCTATAAGGTTTATTAATCAGACAGAGTTTGGCTATTCTTTTAATCATGCTAGTAACTCTTCTACTTTAGTAGCAGGACAAGCTAGATATACAATACCTACAAGTACTAAATCTATAGACTATAGTACAGCTAGAATTAAAAAAGACACTGACCTTAATACATCAGGTAATAACTT